ACAAAAGACGTAAGAGATCAAAAGATCTACTATTACAGGGTAAGAGAAGAGCTGACTAACGTCCACGATGTGTACGAAGAAGCACCTGAAAAGGTTTTTGATCCACCTATTGAAGTTCAAGCCATGGTGGAATGGGAGCCGGAAGAAGTTCGCACGAATCGATTTGGTGCAGAAGAATTCTATACGATTTCAGTATACATTCAGATGCGCGACCTAATTGATAGAGGATTCGAAGTTCAGACAGGTGACTATTTTAGCTATGGTACAATCTTTTTTGAAATCACATCAGTTATTGTGGACAAGACGATCTTTGGGCAAATCGAGCACAAGACAGGATTTAAGATCACCGGTAAACAGGCTCGTGAAGGACAAATTGATAAGTTCGCTATTGGGCCAACCTCTGAGGACATCAACGAAGAAGACTCAGTACAAGAGGAATTCGTTCAGAAGCGCGGTCTTGAAGAAAATAGGCTGGGACCAACAGGCGATAAGCGTGCACTTATAGAAGACGGAAAGCTTGAACCGCCTGAAGAAGGCCCGGCAGAAGTAAAGAAAGACACGGGGTCAATTAAGTCCTCGTTCTATGGAGATTAATAATGTCAACTAGATATGACAAGCAAGCTCAGTCACCCTACATCGAAGCGGGTGGATATGAAGGAACAGATTCAGGTGATATCTACGTTCCTCCTTGTACTATCGAAGACGTTGACAGGGCAGTGTTTAATCTGTTCGAAAAGCAGATTCCATTGCAATACATTCATAGAAAGAAGACTAAAAAGATACCGGTCATCTTCGCCACCGGTGAAAGATTTGCAGTGCTTCGAAGAAAGAAGCCACTAAAAGATAAAAACAACGCTCTAATTCTTCCGCTAGTCTCAATTATGAGAACGGGAGTGACCCAAGAGGTTGCTCATGGAATGGCAACGAGCGAGACACAAACGATTACGATTAAGAAGCGGATCTCAAAAGAGAGTGAGACTTATAAAAGACTCCTCAACAACGTCTTTAAAAACATGGACGACGCAGCTTCAAAAGGTCACCAAGACGGTGAAAAGCCTGGGTCACTACCTGGAAAGCTGGCAACGAGGCGGCCTTCAAATTCAGCTTCTGTAGACAGTAGAGAAGGTCGACTTCTAGCACCTACGCTGAGTAACAACATTTACGAGATCTATACAATCCCTCCAGTCAAGTATTTTACTACAACGTATGATATCACGTTTTGGGCACAATACACGCAGCAGATGAATGATATGATTACAGCTCTAATGAGCTCATATCAAGACAACAATCGCAGAACCTTTAAGCTTGAAACAGACAAAGGGTACTGGTTCGTAGGATTTGCTGACCCTGATATGTCGCCCGGAAATAACTACGATGACTTTACAGATAACGAGAGGTTGGTTAGATATAACTTCACGATGAGGGTTGGCGGTTACATGGTTTTGCCTGAGTTTCCGGGCTCTAAGACAGGAATTAGGCGTACTATTTCTGCACCAGACATTTCATTTGATGTGACCTCAGCTGGCGACCTGGTTGGTGAGTTCTTTCCACCGGTTGCGTCAGGAAGCCCGGAAGATTATGTGTTCCAAAACATCGCAACCACATCAGATGGTCCTCCTGGAGCAGCAATAGGCTATGCCGGAAATTCTGCACTCGCGACTGTCGACTCTCGACATGCTGGGTCTGTAGCATCTCTTCCCGGAGGTGGCCCTGGAGGCGCCGCAGCTGGAGGAGGAGACGCAGCAGGCGCAGGATCAGGTTCTGCAGGAGCTTCAGGCGGCGCCGGCGGCGGAGGATCAGGAGGGTCGGGTGGATCTGGCTCTTCCGGTGGAGGCGGAGGCGGGTCAGCTTCTGGCGACACAAAAATGGGCGGTTTTACAAAAGGTGTTGAACAGGCCAAAATGCGGAGGATGGTAGTTGATCCGTTCACCGGAAAGAAAAAAATGAGTTTTGTAAAGGTAATTTCGAAGGACCAGAGGTCCGGAGAGACAGTATACCGAGAAGGAATTACAATCGATCTCGGGGATTTAGGATAAACATTTAACGCCTCTGTTCTTTAATCTATCGAGATGACTGGGAATTTTGAGGCAAACGTCAATACTTATCTTAGGATGACACGAGTCTAAGGAGAATCATTCAATGGCCGAGCAGACATTTAGATCACCTGGGTTCTTTGAACAAGAAATCGATCTCTCAGCTAGAGTAGCAGCACCGCTAGGCGTCCCAGCCGGCGTGGTTGGTACCGCAGCGCGCGGACCGGCATTTGTGCCAGTCACTGTGGGATCGTTAGCAGACTTTACAGCAAAATTTGGAGGCATGGATCAAGACAGATTCGGCCCTTACGCTGTTAGAGAATTCTTAAAGAACAGGAATGCAGTTACATACGTTCGTACGTTGGGTGCGGGTGTAATTGAAAACGATACAGATATTAATAACGCAGAGCTTGGCGGCTTTGCTAAAAACGCTGGAACGAAATTAGAATCAACCCGAAGATTGGCAGGCGGCGGCGCAGCAGCCAAAGCCCAAGGTCTTCACGGAGCAGTGACCTTTATCACAGCGATTCACAGAACTAGAGAAGACGGAAGCGGTAGTGAGGCTCTCGGATTTCCAGTGTTCAGCGATAATGATTCGTTCAATCTGGGGAGTAACCAGGCACATCTCGTTCGTGCTGTTATATTGCTAGATAAAGATTCTAGAATTATACCAGCTGTTACCTCTGATGGTGTAACTCCGGGTACCCCAGCAACTCAAACTAATCTTGCTCTCACCAACTCTAGAAAAGTTAATGCTGATAAAGCTACAGGTAGATTTACTCTCTGGGTTGCACAAGACGGTCAGGAAGGTAGTAGAGTTGAACAGGTTAGTGACACAACCGGAAAAGCATACGTCGTTTCTTTAGATCCGAACGATCAAATGTACATCACTAACGTGATGAATACAGATCCGGATCAATTTGCAGACCTTAAGCACTTGGTCTACTTGGACTACGCAGTTGAGGATGAAGTTGCTTCTCTTAAGAGAGACACGGCGGCTGATCCAGCTGTCGATGCTGCTGTTGTTGGTGTTTACACTGGCGCGCCGGCACTAAATCAAGGCACCGGATACGATCCTGCACTACTTTCCAGCGAGGCATTTGGACGACTGGACAGCCGGTTCCAGACTGCAAGAACACCTCACATCATATCACAGCCTTTCGGTGACTCTGAGTATGACTTGTTCTACTTCGAAGCAATTGATGATGGTGCTATTGGTAACGAACTTTACAAGGTGTCCATCGCGAACCTTAGAAGATCTTCTGATCCAAACAATCCTTACGGTACGTTTGATGTGCAGGTGAGATCGTTCGGTGATACTGATACAAATCTTGAAGTCCTAGAAGCATATCCTGCGTGTGACCTAAACCCTGCGTCAGAAAACTACATTGCCAAAAAGATTGGTGACAAGAAGGTATTCTACAACTTTAACGCTTCTGATATCGAAGATCGCGGTCTGGCCATTACTGGAAAGAGCCCGAACAAGTCGTCCAGAATTCGAGTTAGAATGCACTCTGACGTAGAAAATAAAGAGATTCCACCTGAGACGCTTCCTTTTGGATTTAGAGGCGTTCCCGCCCTGAAAACCAGCCGGACTCTTCAAGATCATGCAACAGCGACATCACCATTTGTAGGCATTGGGTCAAATCAAGGTTTAGCAGATAATCCAGGCGTTTTGCAAGGTTCAATTTTATTGCCAGATAGCGGTGTTGCTGATAGTGGAGGAAGTGCAACAGATCTTCAGTTCTCGATCGTTCCGCCACTTCCTTTTAGATTTAAGTGCACTAGAGGTGCAGTTACATCAGACGGCTCTCCATACGTTGGAAAACCAGGTGAGAACGAGAGATCAGACGCTAGACTCTACTGGGGTGTTAAGTTTGAGAGAATGCCTGTTTCATCAAGCGCTGATCAAGGATCAGTAACAGATGCTGTTATGAATCCAAACGTAGGCGGTTTACCAAACAGACTGATTTCTTCATACGCCAGATTCCAAGGAATCTCACAGCTAGGCACCATGGTGACAGGATCAGGGGCCGACTTATTTAACAACAACAAGTTTACTCTGGCTCGTGTTGCTTTGGCAAATCACGCTGATAAGTCTGGTGTAGGACAAGAGCTTAATGAGGTTACAGGAACGGCTAAAGATCACATGAGAGATGCAGCCTACATCAGAAATGGTGTGCCTGACTCAACTTACTATACTATTTCAGACACCAACATGCATGGTGATGATACAGACGGAAAGCAGCAGAGGCTGACTTTCGCGTCCATGGTTAATAACAAGAGTGCTACGGTCTTTAACAGATTCGCAGAGTACGCTAAGTTCACAACAATGTTTTACGGCGGTTACGATGGTGTCAACTTCTTGGATCGAGACAATCGATTGATGAACGACAAGGCGTCATCTTCAGACACTGGTGGTAAAGCAACAGACTCGACTCCTGCAATTGGACTGAAGTCACACGTTGCCGGTAAAGGCAGCAAGAACAACGTCGTTTCTTCTTTCAAAGAAGCTGTCTCAATTATCACAAACCCGATGGCATCGAGAATTAACATTCTTGCAGTACCGGGAATGAGAGATGCTTTCATTAGCGATCATGCGCTAGAAGCAGTAAAGAGTTATAGCATGGCAATCTACCTGATGGATATCATCAAGTACGGTACAGGAGGAACACGACTTTTCGACGGCGACTCAACAAAGGTTGATGTTCAGGAAACTGCAGAGCAGTTTGAAGGACGTGTAATTGACAACAACTACGGAGCAGCTTACTTCCCAGATGTTGACTTGTTAGACACAACAAGCAACGAAGTTGTATCGGTTCCAGCTTCTGTCGCAGCAATCGGCGCAATTGGATTTAACGACCGAGTCGCTTATCCATGGTTCGCACCTGCAGGTTTCAACAGAGGCGCGCTGGAATCAGTCACCAACGTTGATGTTCGTCTTAACTCTGCTGACAGAGATCTTCTTTACGACGCGAGAATTAATCCGATCGCGGTTTTCCCAACCGGAGGATTCGTAATTTTCGGTCAAAAAACACTTCAGGTTGCTAAATCAGCACTTGATAGAGTTAACGTCAGACGTCTTCTTCTAGAAGTGAAGAGGCTCGTTTCTGGTGTTGCTACAAAACTTCTGTTTGAACAGAATAATGACCAGACGCGTCAAAGATTTGTAAATCAAGTCACACCGCTTCTTACGTTAATTCAGGCTCAAGCAGGAATTGAGAAGTTTGGCGTGGTTTGTGATGATACAAACAACACTGAAGCTGATCGGGAATCAAACAAGATGAATGGTAGAATCATTCTCGTGCCAACGAGAGCGGTTGAGTTCATCGCGATTGACTTCATCGTTACGAATAGCGGAGTTTCGTTCGAGTAATGAATATGTATATTATAGGACATTTTGCACAGTTAGGAGCAAGACAGAATGGCTGAGCTAACATTTAAGAGCCCAGGTGTCAGTACTAGGGAAATCGATCTAAGCGGTCCTACCGCTTTAGGCCCTCAAGGAACACCGGCCGGAATTATTGGAACTGCACTGAAGGGACGAGCTTTTGTTCCGATTACGGTTGCTACATATCAGGACTTCGTCGCAGAGTTCGGTTCTACTGACGGCGAAAAGTTTGGTCCTCTCGCAATGAACGAGTGGATGCGTAATGCACGAGCTGGAACTTACGTTAAGGTTTTAGGTGTCGGTGACGGAAAGCAGAGAAATCCGTCAGACGGCATCGTGACAAACGCAGGATTCGTCGTTGGAGAAAGACAGGTTCGACAGACTGGCGAAAAGAACGTTGGCTTAATGGGCTCAGATAGAGGTGCTCTTAAGACAATGGCAGGATTTAATCCTTTCGCAGTCGCACCAGTTAATCCTAATGCAGACGCAGGTTTTGCAGAAGGTGGTGACAGACCCCAGCCACTTGGACGAATGACATGGCTAGCCGCTCTCATGAAGGACGAAAACAGCTCAGGTCTTCTTGCTGATTCAGGAATTGCTGCAGGCACTACTAAAGGTGTGGCAAAGCTTACAACTGCAGGAAACGGAACAGACGCCCACGGATTAACTGCAGGTCAGAGAATTACATTAATCTCTACTGATGCGACTTCTAAGTCCTATGTCTTCGTAGATCCTGCGCTTTCCGATGCAGATACAACTGCCGGTTCTCACACTCCTTTGGTTGCCAACGCAGTTTTAGGTGCAAACGCCACTGTGGCAGGCGTAAAGGCTGTCGTCGATGACGCAATCACGATTACAGGTGCTGCAAATACTAATCAAGTCGTCTTCAATGTTCCTGCTACTGCGAGCGGCGAAGGTGGTACTGTTACGATTAGGTTTTTAGACACACTAATTGCTGCTCAAGATCACGTCATTCAGGTTCAGATTGGCGGAATCAGTGTAATGAGGCTGATCAAGGCTATCAACGGTAACAACGATGATGGCGTCGTTTTCGCCGCCGGAGGAACTAGAGGCGCTAGCGGAGTCGGAGGGGTTACAGCTAGTGCAGGTTCAGCTGGAGGAGCTCCTAGTGCATCTCATGTGAAGCTGACCCTTGACCGTCCTGGTGATCATGTTGTATCTATCACAAACAGTGGCGGCGCCCTTGCTCAGAATCCTGGCGCTGATTACTTCGGTGGCGTCGCAGTACCAGCAACAGCAGGAACAGCGGGTGATATCGCTGTTATGATGACAGGTAATCAAGCAACTGCTCTAAACGCGCTTCGAACTGCTATCCTTAGTTCTAATGGTCATGACGGAAAGATCACAGCTTCTGCTGAACTAACTCCTGCAGGATCTACTCAGTCAGTTACATTTACACAAGCTACTGGCGGTGCCGCCGGGGACTCTTCAATTACAGAAGATTTGGCGACAATCACCGCACCTGCTAAATTTAGCGGAGCATCAGGCGCAGCTTCTGCTAAGCCAGTTCTTCGTGGTGCTATTATGGCTGCAGACGGTGTGGTTATTTCGCTCAAGACGAACGTTGCAGGCGGACCAGGTAATACGCTTGATGTTGCTTCACCTCCAGTTTCTGACAACGCAGGTACATTAATCATCGACGCTGGCGCTAGTCACGGTACAGTTACAACCAAAAATGGCAAGCAGTCGTTTGAAATGTACCTTAACGGACACATTCCTACAGGACTATACCCAAACAAGCTTAAGCTTTCTTTTGATCCTAGCGATCCAAGTTACTTTGCCAAGGTTCTCAACACTGATCCTGGCAAGATGAGAGAAGCGGGTCACTACCTCTATGCACATTGGGACGTATACCCAGCTCTAGCAAAGCCTGATGATACTGAAGTTGCAGCAGCAGTTGCGGATGTGGAAGAAGCAGCTCTAGTTTTGGTTGGAGCAGCTGGTCGAAACGCAAGCAGCACACTGCAGCCAAATTACGAGGATTTCCAGGAAAGGTTTAGAACTGCAAAGACTCCATTTTTTATCTCTCAGGACTTTGGTGCTGGCGTCAAGAACTTGTTTAAGATTCACGCCCTAGACGATGGAGCTTACGCTAACGATTTGTTTAAGATTACAATCGAAAACATTTCAGCTAGCAGCAATGAGAACAACAAGTTTGGTAAGTTTGACGTCGTAGTAAGAGGATTCTACGATAGCGACTCAGACCCAGTAGTTCTAGAGGCATATCGAGGTGTCAACTTCGACAGATCATCACAAAACTATATCGCTCGTCGAATCGGTGATCAGCATGCGTACTATGATTTTGATCAAAGAGATGGCGCACAAAAGCTTCGAATCGAAGGTGCTTTCACAAACCGATCTAGATACATTAGAGTTGAGCTTCACTCTGACATTGTAAGAGGTGCGCTCCCTGAAACTGCATTACCCGTAGGATTTAGAGGACACGGTCACTTATCTCTAGACGGTGATACAAGCTTAACCACCATCACTGATGCAGGAATTCTTGCCAACTCAGAAATTGCTCTAGACGAAATTCGCAGAGTGAAAATGGTTCCGGTACCGCTTAGAAGAAATCTTGCTCAAGGCAAAGGCAACAAGAAGCGAGCAAACGCTGATCTTTGCTGGGGTGTTCAGTTTGAAAGAATCGACTCTGTAGACGAGCCAAATAGAAACAGTGTGGTTGATGAGTCTATCGCATCTTTCACAAAGTTCTTTCCTGATCACAAGCTTGATCACGCATCAGCATTCGTTAGTGACAATGCTGGCGTCGCTGATCCTGCTAGCAATGCTGTACTGGACAGTGATCGATACAACAACAACTTCTTCTCTCTGGAAAGAGTTCAGGTCTCGAAGGGGTCAAATGATC